CCGAAAGGAAACAGAACAATGATCGAGTTAAAAATCACAGTAGATAAAGCAGTTGAATTAGAACAAGAAGTGAAAGACCTATACCAATCTATTGTAGGCACTCCAGTTAAAGAAGAAAAACCGGCTAAGAAGGAAGCTCATAAAGCTGAACCAGTTAAGGAAGAACCTAAAGTGGAAGAAGCTAAAACTGAAGAACCAGCAAAAGCTGAAGAACCTAAAGTAGAAGTTCCTAGCCTTGAAGCAACTCGTGAAGCAGTGAAAGACGTAATGGCGAAAGCTACTGACAAAACGAAAGCTAAAGGCGAATTCAAAGCCTTCTTAGATAGCATCGGCGCCGAAAAGGTAACATCTGCTACCGATGAACAACGTATTCAAATCATGGAATGGGTGAACAGTCGTGGCTAAGAAACATGCCTTACTAGGTGCATCAAGTAGCGCCAGGTGGCTAGTATGTACTCCTTCAGCAAGACTAGAAGCGATGTTCCCTGATGAACAATCGCCGTATGCTGCGGAAGGCACAGTAGCACACGACCTGGCTGAAGCAATCTTACAGCATAAGCTTGAAGGCAAAAAAGCCCCTAAGCTAGACGACTACTCCGCGGAAATGATAGAAGCGGTTAATCGATATGTCGACATTTGCGAAGAAAAGGTAAACGAAGCTCGTGCTCGTTCCTCTGATGCGGAAGCCATGATTGAAGCACGGCTCGACTTCTCTAGGTGGGTACCTGAGGGCTTTGGTACTGGTGATATGGTAATCGTAGCGGACGGCATCCTGGAAGTAATAGACCTGAAGTATGGCAAGGGAGTTCCTGTTAGCGCCGTTGAAAACACACAAATGCGACTCTACGCATTAGGTGCTTACGATGTGAACGAGTACTTATACGACATTAAAACTGTTCGTATGACGATCGTTCAGCCAAGGCTTGATAGCGTATCTACCGACGAAATGCCTATAGCAGACCTGCTTGATTGGGGTGAAGAAATCAAACCAATCGCGCAACGTGCCTGGGAAGGTGAGGGCGAATGTACGCCTTGCGATTACTGTAACTTCTGTAAAGCACGGCACACCTGCCGAGCATTAGCAGATACTTGCCTTGATACATTCTATAAGAATGGTGGCAAGCTTAATCAATTACTTACTGACCGTGAAGTATCTGACATTCTAGCGATGAAAGATTTAATCACGAAATGGATTAAAGGTGTTTACGACTTCGCTTATGAAAAAGCATTATCGGGTGAAAAGCAATGGCCAGGATACAAATTAGTAGAAGGTACATCAAGACGTACCATAACGGATCCGGATGCAGCAGCTAAAACATTACTCGATAACGGCTATAAGGAAGAAGACATCTTTAAGCCACGTGAACTCGAAGGTATCACAAACCTACAAAAAGTACTCGGTAAAAAGGGCGTTGCCGAATACTTAGAAGCATATATCGAAAAGCCGGAAGGCAAGCCTACGCTTGTACCGGAAAGCGATAAACGCCCGGCAATCAATACAGTTGAAACAATGATGAATGAATTTGAAGATGAGGTATAAGAGATGAACAAAACATTAACAACAGCATTGGCAATTTCCGCGTTGGCAGTAAACGTAGCTGGCGCAACTAGTAACAACACAGTAGGCGGTACAGATAATACTATTTCCGCAACGTCTACAAGCTCCGCAGTATGGGGCTTCCAAAATAACATCGACGCTAACAATGCGCTAGCATTTGGTACAAACAATACTGTAACTGGTGAAAATGGTTTCGCCGGCGGTAATAATGCTACTGCAGCAGGTCGTAACTCCTTCGCTTTTGGTTCTCACGCCGAAAGCTTGGTGGAGTACACCGTAGCCATCGGTAATCAGGCTCGTGTTTCTAGTTATGATAGCGTGGCTATCGGTAATGGCGCTTTCGTATCCGGTGAATCCAGCGTAGCTCTTGGACGTACTAATAACGTAACTGGTGAAAACTCCGTAGCAATCGGTGCTAACAATGGCACAGTAGCCGGCGGTCAATCCGTCGTAGTTGGCTACAACAATAAAATCGGTGCCGACAAAGAACAGCTAGTATTTGGCTCTAACTCCGAATCTAGCGGACAAGGTGCTTTAGTATTCGGCACACACGCAAAAGCGGTAGCAATGGACGCCGTGGCGTTTGGTAATAACACGATTGCTGACAAACCGAATGCGGTGGCAATCGGCACAAATAGTGTTACCGATGACGCGGTAGGCGTCGGCGGTATCACAATTAATGGTACTCGCCATGTGTTTGCAGGCGAGCAACCAGCAAGCGTTGTATCCTTCGGTTCTAAAGCCCGTGCTGGTGCAGGTGGCGTAACTCAATACAACCGTCAGCTCACGAATGTTAGCGCCGGTCAAATCTCCGCAGATTCTTTAGACGCTGTCAACGGCAGTCAGTTGTATGCTGCAGTTGACGAAATCGAAACAAACGCTAAGCAAATTGCCAAAAACAAGCAAAACATTAAAGACTTGGCAGTTGGTGTTCAAATGCTTGGCGACGTGGTGAGTGATCATGAGCAAGCTATCGCAGGTCATACTACTGCAATCGCTAACAACACTGCCCGCATCAATGGTAATACATCTGCTATCAATACTCTTGGCCAAAAGGTAACTGCTAATACAGCGGATATCAGAGCCCTTGAACATGTAGCAGATAATCATGAAGGTCGTATCACGACCTTAGAAAATCGTTCTTTGGGCTTAGCTAATGACATTAACAACAAGGTCAACAATCTTGGTCAACGTGTTAATAAGTTAGGCGCAAGTTCCGCGGCACTTGCTGGATTGCATCCATTAGACTTTAACAGAAATGATAAGGTCAGCTATGCTGTAAGTTACGGCCATTACCGTAACAGTAATGCAGTAGCGCTCGGCGTATTCGCAAGACCTAACGAACGTATCATGCTAGGCTTTGGTGCTACGCTAGGCGGTGAGAACCAATACACAGTCAACCTTGCATTTAAGACTGGCAAAGGTTCTGACTACATCGCAGAAGCTAAAGATGCGCAAAGCCGTATTTCTAAACTTGAAGCACTCGTAAACAAATTAATGTCTGAAATTAACAAATAAGGAGACCGTAACAATGGCTAAATTAACAACTGGTATCGTAAGACTTTCCTATGCAAACATCGCTCAACCTCGTAAAAACGACGACGGCAAAGCAAAATACAGCTCTCAAATCATTATTGATAAAACAGATAAGAAAACAATTAAAGCATTTGAACGTGCGATTGAAGAACTTAAGGCTGATCCAAAAGCAGTAGCTAAGGTAGAAGGTAAAGCAGCATACCTTAAATTGAACTTACGCGATGGTGATACAGATGAAGCAGTAGCGGACCAACCTGAAACATACGCTGGTAAATTCTTCATTAATGCGAATAGCGATAAACAACCTATCGTATTCACTCGGGACAAAATCAAGATGGACCAGTTCGACATTGAAGAAGAAATTTACTCCGGCGTGTATGCGCAGGTAGCACTTTCTGTGTTTGCTTACAACTTCAATGGTAAGAAAGGCGTGGGCTTTGGTCTAAATGGTGTTCGTAAAGTTAAAGACGGTGACCGCCTAGGTGGTGTTCATGTATCTGCTAGTGACTTTGGTGACGATGATTTAGGCGACCTAGACGATGACGATTTAATCTAAGGAGGCATATATGGAGCTCAGTATTGATGTGGAAACGTATTCTGACTGCCCTATTAAATATGGGGCCCAGCGATACGTTGATGATACAACATTTGAAATACTGCTCTTTGCCTACAGCTTCGATGACGAACCTGTCGAAGTAATTGATATGACAAAGGATCCACTACCCGAAAGGGTGGTGGACGCTTTGTATAACAAGGAAATTACAAAGACCGCTTTCAACGCAGCATTCGAAATGTTGTGCCTTAAAAAGTACTTCCCTGATGCGGACTATACGAACTGGGAATGTACCTCTGTACTGGCGTTATACTGCAGTTTACCTGCAAGCCTCGATAATGTATCCAAGGCTTTACGATTAGGTGAAGCTAAAGACGCAAGAGGTAAACGCTTAATTCAATTCTTCTCTGTACCACGTAAGCCTACTAAGACAAATCCTAAGACACGTAATATGCCCGAGGATGCGCCGGAGAAATGGGCGGAATATATCGAATATAACCGCCAAGACGTAGTGGTTGAGAAGGCAATTCGTAAACGCTTACTTTCGCTAAAACCACCTGCTATCGAGCACGAGTACTGGCTACTCGACCAAGATATCAACTGGCGAGGCGTGAAAGTAGATATGGAACTCGTCGATGCAGCGCTTGCTTGTAACGACGAAATCGTGGAAGAAGCTA